AGTGTCCCCACCTCCATATTCCAAGATTACTTCAGAAAGACACCTTGGTAGGTCGTCTTTAGGGATAGTAGCGACACCACTCGTTCTCTATCTTACCTTTCGGTTTTAAGTCCTCTATCATATTGGGACTCGCAATAGTGTGATTGGATAATCACATTTCTTACAGAGTTCCTATGGGTTATTCTTATTACTCTTCCGAGTTCAACCTGACAATCTACTTTGCCAGGTCACCCTACCATTTTCCCTACGAAGTCATCCTCGGTACTTACGGTGTTGTGATATCCCACTTGTGTACTTGAGTTCAATTCCCACCAAAAGGTGAGTTTCAAACCGCAGTCTCCTCAACACGGGGGAGACCACTTTATCCTACTTTCGTAGTTTATTTAAGGACTATACACAGCCCATTATCGTTTATCAGATTAAATGTCTCATAATCAACCCGAAGGTCTCATAATCAACTACTGAATGGATAATCTATTTTTTCAAAGAACGTTTCGGACATTTCCGAATTGTTTTACAAATTTACGACATTTTTTTCTTTTTGTCAAGTTATTTGTCAACTTTTTTGAGATTTGGAAACTTTCATCGTTTTACCACTTTGTGAACCTTAATCTCAAATCCTTTACAAACTTACAACATCTTTTTCAATTTGTCAAACTTTTTGTAAAGTTTTTTTTAGTTACTATAACTGTTGCGGTAATATGTTTCACTTACACTTCAAATGCGAAGGAGTCCCGTAGTCACTTTCCTCACATACAACAGTAGCCCTACGGACCTAGACTGTTTCTGTAACCATTATTTTCAAAGAACACATTTCAGTTTTGACTACCGAGTATCTTTCATCCCCTATAAGTGTCAAATCTTTTACAAACTTACGGCAAATATTTGGTAGTGTCAAATAAATATCACAAAAAATTCAAAAGTAGTTCTTTAATACCACTAGACATATATAATTCACTAATCTCATTTTTCCCCATGTATTGGCACTGAACATGTTCAAATCCATCAATAGCGATATCTAAATTCGGAATAACCCTTTGGTTAGTCTCATATAGAAAAACATGTAGGATACTTTTTTGAACTCCTAACTTATTATATCGATTAATTTTACCTACAGAAACTATGTCATCAGTAATTTCAGTCCCCATCTCCTCAATAAATTCTCTGTAAGCAGCTTCTTTAGGTTCCTCCCCAAATTCAATACCACCCATAGGAATTGCCCATTTACCAGGTTCAGTATTCTCAGACGCTCTCTGACAAACCAAACATTTATCTTTAACTTTAACCATTATACCTGCGGATTCTTTCATTAGTTAATATTTATTAATAAGTATGTACGTAAAAATAAAAGAAGAGACATTCAAAGTCAAAGTTTGTAATTCCCAAAGAGAAATTTCTGAGGGAATGATGGGTAAAGAATTTATCGGATTCGATGGTATGTTATTCTTCATGGGTGAAGGGGACCATTCATTTTGGATGAAAAATTGTGTTGTCCCATTAGATATAATCTTTATCGACTCGAATTTATCTATATCCGAAATACACCATAGTTGTGAACCTTGTGAGCACGAGCCTTGTGAAACATATGAAGGTTATGGTAAATACGTTTTAGAATGTGAAGGCGGTCGTTGTTTAGACGAAGGTATCACCATCGGTGACCCTGTCGAATTTATTTTTCAGATTGATTAATCTTCTCTTGTAAAACATTAACAAATCTTTTCTGTAACATTTTTAAGAACTTGATGTAGGGGGAGTCTCCTCTTTCAGAATCATAACTATACTTTCCTTGTGGTGGTCTTTTACTTCTTCCAATGTAATTTAATCCTGAGATATTTGTAATACATTTATGACCTCCTGAGTTCGCTTGTATTACGTCCCACACTGGCACTTTTATGTCGTCAAGGAATTTCCATTCATCCTCAGTCAACTCACTACTCTTCTTAGACATTAATTCTTTAATATCCATTAAGTCCTTAACCCCTTCTTTTTTGTTTAGATACTTGTCTCCGTAAATTGCTGCGAAGTCCTTAAATGTAAATCCAACTGAACCTTCTTTAACTCCTGTTTCTGAGACCCATTTAATCGTTGATAAGGGTATTTCCTTTTCTTTTAACTGACCTTCCCAGTGTCCTAACACTTCTTGAGCAATTTCACCAAGATTAACACCTTTCAATTGTCTTTCTTTTTTAAATGGATTACAAGATGCCTGTAATAACCCAAGTGGCCAAGCAATTACTAAAAAGTCAGCCTCAGGATTATTTCTAAATGGAGTATATCTATCATATGAACCAGGGTTCATCATATTTCCACCACCATACTGAACAATAACATTACCTTCAATGTCAGGATAATTCTTCATTTTTGAGACGTATCCAGCTTTATTCATTTCAAGTTTGTTAATATCCGCCCATCTTTTATCCTTCATTTCTTGTTTAATAATATTAAAAATAGATAACAAAGAAGGTTGAGATTCCATTACTAACTTTTCTAAAAATCCAGGTTTGTTTTTAAACGCCAATAATAGTTTGTTAGTTACCAAACCTAACATCATACGATTTCTTTTTGCAGATTCGTCTTTGTCAAACTTATACACATAATTCATTACCATCTCAGGGGTAATTTCATTTGACGCATAGTCAGCACTATCAACCATAGAAATTGTTTTTACGTCCTCTGATGTGAAAATTTCAGACGATGGAATAATTTGTGATAATGTTTCAACATTTGAACGAGATTGTCTAAATGATGTTGACCCAGTATCTTCGGCACCCGCCTGTCTATCATGATGGTCCGTATGAATTACGAACATAGGTTTACCATGTGCAAAATCAACTAAAACTGGCATAACCTCACCTCTAGCATCCGCTTGTTTTACTGAGAATTCTTTATCCCCATATTGGATAACTTCAGTATCAACAACTTCAATTCCATTATCTTCAAGGTATTTTTTCATCGCAATTGCCGATGTAACTCCATCTAAGTCTTGGTGAAAATATATTTTAGCCTTTTTATATCTGTCAGATAATTCTCTAATGTTTCTAATTCCTGATTCTGAAATAATTTTTCTCATACTTAATAAATATTACTCTTTCCAAAAAACTTGGACAAGGACAATAAGTATGGACAAGCAAATACAAATAAATGTTTTTGTGGTTATTGACTCACTAAATAAGTAATACGACATAATAGTATAAACAAGGGTACCAATTGAAAATCCTATAATTCTACTCGGCCATAATTGTCCGTCATAATGCTTGATTAAAAGATTAAGTCCATACATAAACACTATTGAGATGGGTATGCCGAGTAAAACTGAAAACCAAATGTTGTTTTTTAACCAATCAAATTTTAGATGTCCTTGTATTTGAAAAAAGGCTAAAATTTGTCCTATAATTAATAAGAATATACCAAAAAAAAAGTTCATCAATAATGATAAACTTTTTAAAATTAATTATCAAATAAAAATTACTTTAGAGTTAACAAATATTTTAATTTATTTACTCCATGTAACATTTCATCTCTTAAATTTAATAAATCAGAATCCTTTTTTGGGTCAAAGTGGTCAGTTAAGGATATTAAAAAACCGCAAGTTTCATCAATAAAACTTTGTAATTCAATTTCTTTAGCATCAACACCATTTATTTGGTATCCTCCCATATATTCAGGTCTTCCATGTTTACCCATACAAGCCTCGACAAAATCGTCAATTAGTTCGTTTAAATCTGAGTATATTCCACCATAAGCTTGGTGTTTAGCATATGACGTAGTTTGCCAATGCAAAAATCTAAATTGTGTTTGTATCTCAACTAAAGTTAAAATTATTTCTGAGTTTTCCATACTAATAAATATGTCGTAAAATAAAAAACGGAGTTTATTGTACTCCGTTTTCAAATTCTAACTTTTGTTGTCGTTTTTGGTCAACAAAACTTTGTATTCGTTCTCTTGCAACATTTGCGTAATTTTCAGATAATTCAATACCTATCCATCTTCTATCTAATAACTCAGCCGCAACACTGGTAGTCCCACTCCCATTGAAAGGGTCCAATATAACATCATTCTTATAAGACAATATCTTAATTGCTTTAGTTGGGATATCCATTGAGAATGTTGCCTTGGTCATTGGTCTTGAATCATTCAGATACTTCCATTGTCCAAATACCAATTCCATAAAATCTTTCTTATCTTTTTCCTGATAAACAATCTTGGTCTTACCCTCTTCAGTTACCGTTGGTTCACCTTTCCATTGTGGTTCGCCCTTAACTTTCTTAATGTGGTGTTTCTTATATGCAAGAACCATACATTCCTTTGGGTTGTAGATGTAGGGACTTGATGGACTCATCCAACTACCCCACGCAGTTGTCTTACTTCTATGGGGACTATCCTCTTCTAAATCAACCACACCAAAGAACTTAAACCCAATCTCCTTCATAACCTGATAAACCTCAGACACAAAGAAAATCCTTCCACCCTTAGCTTGTCGGTTAATCTCATATGGAATGTTCAAAGCAATTCTTCCATCATCTTTTAGGACCTTGTAGGCTTCAGTCATCCATTTACGAGTAAACTCCAAATACTCACTAATTTCCATATCATCATCATGGACATCATAAGCGATGTTTACTCCATAAGGGGGTGATGTAACAATCAAATCTACAGACGCCTCAGGTATACCCTTCATCACCTCAGAACAATCTCCGGTAATTACTTTATTAATATAATTCTCTATCATTATTCTCCAATTTTTCAATGTGATGTTGTAGATACCAAAGAGCCTTCTTTAAATCTTCCAACTCTTTTTCTTTGTGTTTTTTTCCAGCTCGTGAAATGTATTTTACGGTATTACCCAAACAAAACCCTAAGTCCCAAGCATCAATCACTTTAATTGCTTCGTAAACATTCTCTTTTCCCCCATAATGTTCTGGGTTGTTTACCATTTCCATTTTATTTCGTAAATGTTCTAATAATTCTTTTTCCATAATTTTTTATAAATTTACATCATATATTAACTTTGTCCTTTATTTGGAAATATTGTGTGGTAATAATCTTTACCATATTCACTCATCATTACCATCCCTCCATCAACTAATTCATTTATTTTTTTACGACAATCTTCTTCATTTGTCTTTAATAAATGTTCACATATATAACTAATATGTAAGGGACTCCTTAATTTAGATAAAAGAAGTTCTGTTTGTGTTGTATTTTTTCTCATATGATTTAAATTTTTCTTTAACTTCATTACCAGTAAAAATTAAACAATCCGCATTTAAAAAAAATTTAATAAAAGATAAATCTTCTTCGATTGTTTCTATCTGTCTTTTTCCAACTATTTTTTTGTTAAAACCCATTACACAAATATATTAAGAATTTTTCAATAAACCAATTGTTTTTGATTGCATAATATAACTAACAACTTTTCTTTTAAAGATTGGTAATAGTGTATTTTCAAGTGGTAATTCATTAGACACCTTAATATCAAATAAAGGTAACTCAGTATTAATATTTAAAGTTTTAAATAACTTATTAAATGTGTGTTTTGAAGTCTCTTTGAAGATTAAATCAACCGTAATTTTTGACTCGACTTTTAATTTCTCAGGTTCTCCACAACTAAACTCCCATATGTATTTTTCACCCCCAATCTCAGTGTAAAAATATCCCTTTGAAAAGTCCTTAATCTCTTCTCTGTTTTTTAAATTAATTGCAACTGAGTCGTAGGTAATTGTCCATAAAGCTTTAACAATGTTAAAGTATTCGTAAATCTTTAATCCGGCCTTCTTTAATATCTTATTAAATTCAACTAATTGGACATCATCTAACTTAGGTATTGGTTCAAATTTTAATTCTGTGAGTAATATTTCATCATCAATTGACTTAAACTTTTTATTTAAATTGATGTACTTAAATTCAGAACTAATGGTTTGTAGATTTGCTAGATTTAATGAGATTTCACTAAAAAGAGGATATAATTCAAACTTATCTATCTTGTCATCACAATATTTAATAAAATCCATAAGCACATAATATTTGTGTTCATAGTCGATTGGTTCTTGGATTATCCAATCAGGATTTAATTTAAAATGTGATTTCTTTTTTCTTCTACTTTTAGTGGTCATACTAT